CTAATCTTGCTTGAACAATTTTATTAATATCCAGTTTCATTAGTTCTTAATGTCTTTGTAAGTATCAGATACGTCTTTTAAACCTTTTCTTAATTTCTTTACAGTATCACAAGTTTTTCTAAGTACATTGTTTCCTGTAATATCAAACCAGTTCTCATTGATTGAAGCTAGTTCTATAATTGAGAATAAACCAAGTAGAATATTTGTAAATATTGCCGGTACAGCAATTACAAAATCAAAGTTTAAAAACTTTAGTAATCCATTGATAAATGGAGTTAATGCATAATAGTCTAATGGAAATACTACACCAGCTGTAATATAGTATCCTAGAGATTTGTATATATATCCTTGTCTAAGAATTCTAGATTTAAATACTTCTCTATATTTTCTTTTAGTTTCTCTGGCTATCTTTCTAAGAGCAATTAATTTAACTACAGTATCTACAAAAATTATAAACATTAAAACTATAGCCATAATTTCAACGGGGGCAAAGAAAGAAAAGACTGCCAAGATTCCTAAAGTTATTTTTGTTTTCATATTGTAGGTATTTGAGCTTTAATCAGACGGTATATAATATATAATATAATAATTATTAACCATATACCACCCAACCATGCAAGGAAATTAACCCAACCGGGGATGTATTTTATTTTTTGTGGCTTTTGAGTTTTTGTAATCAGTTGTGTTTTATAAATAGTATTACCTCTTATAGTTCTGTAGATAGTATCTACGCGTGCAATTACTTTGTATTTGTTATCTCTTACTCTTGATTGTAACTTAATAATAGTTCCATCTTTCTCTGCTAGTCTAGAAGCATATACATTACCTAATGAATCACAGAACAATGTATCTTCTATATATACAGTTTCTCCCGGAATATTAATAGTAGTATCTCTAATTTGTGTTATAGTAACTATACTATCTTTCTGAGTACAAAGTGGACAGTATTTAGCAAGTCTTCTTTCTAATGAACAAGAAGTAATAAATACTAGTAGTAAAGAAAGTATAATTAAGTTTTTCATACTATTTAAATATTTGAATAACAAATTTTGGAACATCTGAAATAGTATTTAAATCTGAATTTTCAATTGTAAAAATAAAATACATAGTATTACCCAAGTCAATAAAAGTACTTGTATCAGGTGTTTGAGTATAATCAGTTGCATCTGGAGTAGTGGAATCATTTCCAATAATATTACTTCCACTAATTGTAAAAAATCTAGAAAAAGAACCAGAATTATTTACAGTAAGTAAATTACTAGATGTTGCTATTAAGCTACCCCCTACAAATGTTGGTACATTATTATAGTATAATCTATAGGTACTTGTTCCAATTGTACCCTGCAAAACATAATGCTTAGCTAAAGTAGTAAACATATCTGCAGGATTTAGTTCAAATTGATTTACTGCTATTATTGCACAATCTGTTTCTGCAATTGTACCCGCAACAGGAATCCCATTTGTTGTTAAAACAATTGGATTTTGTGGGTTAGATATTTGTATTAGTGTACTCATTATAAATTAATATATTTATTTATAGTTTATCTACTTATTTCTTCCCAGTCTAATGAAACATATGCTCCTAAAGTTCCTCCTGTAGCATCAATAGCCATTTCAATAACTAATTCAAAACGTGCACCTGTAAAAGTATTTCTTTCTAATTGACTAGCAAATATTGCCTCTTTTAATATATTGATACTTGGAGAACCTTGATTAGATGAATTTACATATCCTTGTGCTAATATTCTACCCCCCGTAACAGATGTTCCTGTAAGGTTATATTCTACAGATGAATCTACTCCTGCTGAAACCCAAGATCCTCCTGTTGTTGTGGCAGATTGAACAACTCTCCAGGCATAGTTTTTACCATTACCTAATCCTAATAAAGATACCGCTGTAGTTATAACTATAGCATCTAATGCAGTAGACTTTAATCTAATACCTACCATAGGATAATAAGTTCCTGCTACAGCAAAAGTTTTTGGAGCAGTAATAGAAGTACCAACAGCTTGTTGTGCCCCTCTTAACTCATATCCTCCCTCTGATATTACAGTAGAACATACTTGCTTTAATGTAGCTGCTGTTGCTGTTCCTTCATTAGTAATCTCATATCTTAAAGGCAGAGATGCAGTAGTAATATAAGTAGAAGCAATTAAGTTAGCATGATTAAATCTATGACAAAGTATGAATACTCCATCTATAACAAATCCTAATCTTACAGTACCTTCTCCTAGCCACTCAATATCCATGAATAGAATCTGAGCTTTAGTAATATCTAGTGTTACTCCTGATGGTCCATTACCATCCATTGTATCTGCATTCCAAGCAGCTTGATTTACAATACTCTCTGTTACTATACCTGTAACTATACTTCTTTCTACAAAACTTAAAGTATTACCTCTTAATTGAATGTAGATTCCATTATCTGTTCCAAAGTAACCAACTCTCTGTCTTAGATCTGTTTGAGCAGGAGCCATTACAAATGTATTAAATACAAGTAATGACTTACCTGGTTGATAAGAGAATACTTTTGCAGTCTCTCTTAGTACTTGAGATCCACTTGTACCTGTTACATTTAGATTTACAAGTCCTTCATTTGGACTAAATACAGCAGTGCCTCCACTAGCAGTAGAGGTATTCCACAAACCATTGTCTCTATATCTATGAGATGAATCAAATAGAGTAAGAGGGTTTGATACTCTCAATCTTCCAAAGGCATCAGCCAACATAGGCTGATTATTCAGAATTGAGAAGTTAGATAATCCTGTTGTAGATATAATAGTAGACATTAGCTCAAGTATGTAATAATCAACTCTGCTCCTGCTGTTGTTGTACTATAAGCTACAGCTCCTAAAGTATTATTAACTGCGCCACCATCAAAATTTACTGTTTCTCCCGGCTTAAGTATCATCCCTCCTACTGTTGCATTACCAGTTCCTACACTTGCAAAAGACATAGAAAATGTTCCTGCTGCAATTGTTCCATTAACTCCTGTAGGTCTTAAGAAATTAGGAATTCTTACAGCTGCTGTAAGTTTAGTATCTACTGAACCTAATGTAGTTTCTGTTGCTAATCCTGTTGTGTTAGTTTCAATATTAGACAAGCTTGCACCTTGTTCTGTACATAAAGTAACAGAAAGGGAATCTGCACATGCTTGTGGTCCTGCTGAATATAATGCAAGTATAGATTGAAGTTCTGTAACTGTATCTCCTGTATTAATTTCAATATCTGTAAGTATCGGTGTCTGTAACTGAAGTTCAGCTAAGATCATCCCTAATATTCCTGATGGATCTGTATAAATTAAACATCCTGGTGTACTTGCACCTACTGGAATTACTGGAGTATCACTTCCTGGAAGGTAATAAGTAATAGGCCCCCATGTACTTGTATCAGGATTCCATACTCTTACTTCTAGATATACTTTATCTGAGTCACATGTATCTACTACAAACTTAGCTTCATACTCTGTACTTGCTTGAAGTGTTGTAAGAATTGATGTTAGCAAAAACTCTACGTCATCTGTATTAGCATTGATTGCTGCAAGTTCATCACATGCACACTGCTGACCAAGTAGCATTTTTAACTGCCAAGGGAAATTATTACCTTGGTTTCCTGAATCTTTTAAATTTCCTATTGACATAATTATTTATTTTAAAATTTTCTAAAAGGTCTTCCCGCCTGCGTGTTAAATTTAGTAATGGAACCAATTACTAATGTAGCTTGACTACTCACCATTGCTGTAGTAGTCCCTGCTGCTGTAGATGTCCAATACTGTGCCGGTAAAAGACCTGTGGCTCCTAATACTGGAATAGCATTATCTATTATAACTCTGTTTTTTACTACACACATCATTTCACCAATTGCAGGTAAATACCAATCAGTATATACACCTGTTCCATAATTAATATTTGTATAGTTTAAACAATCTAAAGCCATAGATGTAGTATGACCAGCTTGTCCAATAATTGTATTAGAATTTGCTAAACCATTACTTGCACTTAAAACACCTCCAACATTTACATTACTAAAGACATTACTTGCTAGATTCACATAAGACATTATTAATCCATGTTCTACACCTAAGTTATCTTTCCATAACTCTACAACAATACCTCCTTGATAAGGCTCTCCTATATAATGTACAAAATTAGGTGGTCCTTGTATACCCTGTGGACCTTGTGGACCTATTGCACCCTGAGATGCTAATAAAGCCCAGTTAGCTGTATCTACAGTTGGATCTGAGGCTGAAGGTCCTACACCTAGAGGATTATAACAGAAGTAACTAGCACCTCCAAATGATACTGCATCATTATCTGCATAAGTAGTTAATGCTGACCATAGACCTTGCCAATTAAGACCTGCTGGACCTACTGGACCAGGTACTCCTTGAGGACCAATTGGACCCTGAGCTCCTGTTGTACCTGTACCAACTTGATTAATAAAGTCTTGTACAGTTATTGCTCCTGTTAAGTAGTCATCATCTCTACGTCCATCTTTTAAACCTACTGGTAAAAGAGTTCTGGCTGGATCAACAGAAGTAACTTGTCTACCTCCTTTTATCCATGATATGAAATTTAGAATATCCATAATTTATCTTTTACCTTGTTGAACATATTTTAATTTCTGATTTGCAAAGTTAAGCATTGCTCTATCTGCTTCTATAGCACCATATTTGCTTACTAAAAAAGTATACACTCTATTTTCTTTTTCCATGATTTCTAAGTTTATTAGTTAACAAATTCTATTGTTGCTGTTTGAGGTACTGCTATTGTAAAGTCAATAATAACTTGTGCTTCAAAAACTGCACCTGCTGTCATTACTAGTGTAAACCAATGATCTTCTGGAGCACTGATTGTATTATCATCTGCTATAAAAGTAGTTAGTGTTGAAATTAAATTACCACCAGCATCTGCTACTAAAACAGTTCTTGCCATTGCAGAAGCAACAGTATCATATACTACAGTATCATTTGCAAGAATAACAGAGTCTTCTCTAACTCTTAATAATTTACCAGATCCAGTAACAACTCCAATTAATAATGCATAACTAGCAGCACCACTAAGTCCTGCTATTCCTTGTACTCTGTATTTTTTATATATGCTACCATTAGAGTCAGTAATAGTCCCTCCTATTGCAGACATGGTAGCTTGAACAAGTGGTTCAAGTGAACCATCAACAAAAGTTACAGAAGGATCACCTACTAGGGTAGCAAAGTTTTCTACAGTTATAGCACCCACTAAATAATCATCATCTCTTCTACCATCTTTAAGTGCAACAGGTAATAATGTCTTAGCTGGGTCTACTGTAGTAACCAGTCTTTTACCTTTAATCCAAGATATAAAATTTAATATATCCACTATGCAACAATTAAGAAATGAATCTTAACTACATTATTAAATGCTACTGACCCAAGATTATAAATACGAATAGCAAAACTTCCATTAACAATAGTTTCTGTAATTAATATAGGAACTCCAGCTCCAGGATGGTCTGCTGTAAGAAGAATTCTAGATGTTGCTAGTACTTTAGAATTATTTACTGTAAATGCTGCATTAGAACCTGCTCCTAAAGTACTTGATACTGTAGTAATAATTCCATTATTAGCATTAACTGTAACAGCAGTACTTATTGCAGTTATCTGAGTTACATTTGCTGTATTATACAATGATTGTAAAGGTTCAGCATTAACAGCTAATGGTAGCCAACCATCATCACGAGAGGGGTCTTGTGCACCCACTGCAATTAGAGTATTAACATCGGTTGGAATTGTGGTTCTATAGTTACCAGCTTTAATCCAAGAAATAAAATTTAAAATGTCCATGGTTGTTTGTTTTAATAAATATACAATATAATATACAAAAAATAATTCACATAAAAAAATCCCCAGCTAAAAAACTGAGGATCTTTCCGTTTGAGAGAAGCATATCAAAACAATGTCCCTAAATAAAATGCTATAAACAACATTACTACTAAAGTTATATTGGCAATCTTTCTTCCTTCCGGATCATCATGCCACATATTGTGCATCTTATTATATATAGGTTTAGTCATAGCATTGTGTACTAAAAATAGAAACCCAATTACTAATATACCTACAATAAATATTATTCCTGTTATCATAATAAATCAATTCTACGTTGTAAATATACTAAAGCTTTTTGTAAATCCTCCTTTGTTTTAGCAGAATCTTTTTTACCAGCCCTTGCAACATACTTAATTACGTTACCTAGATAGAAGTCCTTGTCTAGTTCCCATTCTTCTAGAACTCTGAATACTTCATAAGGATTATCTTTACCACCATAGTACGCAGGCCGGGGTCCTTCTTCTAGGTTAATTACTCTTTTAGTTACATCCACAAGAGTAGCTTTTATTCTTGGATCAGCCATGATTACCAGATAATAACTACGTCACCTTCATTAAGAACTAACTTAACTTGACCATCAATATCTATGCGTTCTACTTGCTCCATATTAAGAGCTGAGGTTCTAATATACACTTGATCACCTACTGCAACTTCTTCTACTTTTTCTCCAATGGCAAACACTGTAAGTCTGCTCCACAATTTCATAGCATCCGCCATGATTGCCTCTTCATCTTTTGCTGACAATTCAAGTCCTGACTTTTTTCTTTCTGGTACACTAACTAATATAGTTCTTCCTCTTAGTTTCTTAAACATACTTATTTATTTTTTAACGTGATTACTTTTACTACTGCCATTTGAGCATTCAAGATCTCTCCTATTGCATGATCAAATAACAAACTTTTAACTGGAGATTTATCTGTTGTAGAATAATTAGTTATGACTAATTCTGCAATATCTGCAAACTTTCTTTTTATATCTACTTCTATTGATTCTTCAATATCTTCTGAATCTAATCCTACTAAAATTTCTCCAAACTTGTAAATTTTAGTTTCTTTAATTATAACTTTTTCTTCCATGATTGTAAATTGGTTTATGCAAATATATAGTTATTTTCCTGTTTGTCTAAATACTATGGATATTCTTTTTTGTTTTAATTTTTGTATGCTATGCTTCCAGTGTGTTCTATATAATCCTTTAAATTGTATTACAGATCTAGAAGGTAATATTATAGTTTCTCTTTTTGAACCGTATGTCAAAATAAGTTTTGCTTCAGATAACAAACTTAATATAGTTATTACAGGTCCAGCATCTATCTTATCTATGTGTGCAGGTATACTATCTCCTGGATAATAAATATTTATAGTTATATCTTCCGGTAAAGCATCTAGTATTTTTTTATCAATTAACTTATTAGATAAGTCTAATAAATATTGTGGTATAGGTTCTGACTTATCATGACCATAAATTGAATTACCATATCTTATTAAAGCTCTGGTATTTGATTTTGTACTATTTTTTTCAGCATCTAATAACTTATCTAACAAGTCTATTTCTTCTTTTATAGATATTATATTAAGTTCTGGTTTCATACTACATGCTTATGCATCATACTTCTGGATAGTATCTATAGGCTCCTCTTTAGTATCTGAATGATCCAGGATATTTAACTTGATCTTTTCTAACAATCCTACTATAGCAAGATTATCATATACAGCTTCACTCATTCTTACTTCTAAGCCATTACCTTTCTCAATGATGCTTAGAATTGTTTTTTCTTGTTTATCCATTATCTTATTTATTTCATCATACATCTCTCTAGCCTGGAGATTATCCATACCAAGTTCAGCAGCATCTTTAGTTAGCTTTTCCCACAACAGTCTTTGCTGGCGTGTCATAAGATAAAGATTTAATGGAAGTTGTTGCTCTCATAGTTTGTTGGTGACACAAATATAAAAACTTTTTTTAAACATCAAATACAATGTTATATAAAAATCCCGGTTACTTATTCCGGGATCTTCACCCAGTCCGTTGACCAGGTAACATATAACTCAAAGTAAATATAATATTTATTTTTTAAAAAATCCTTTCTTAGGGTTTTCCTTCTTATCAAACTCTAACTTCTCTATAATCTTATTAGCTTCTTCTTCAGCAAAAGTAATAACCTCTTCTTCTTTATCTTTTATATCCCAGTTGTTTAGTAAGATACTCATGTGCATAGTTTCATGCATTACACCTGTGGCTTTTTCTGTAACATTATACTTTTTAAAAGTACCCATGTTTAAAAACAAGAATGGTTTGTATGGAGCTTTTGCAGTTAACTTTTTATCTGCCGGGTCATAGTTAGTCCACCCATAAATATAAACCCCATTACCTTTAGTCTTATCTACTTCCTCTGCCTTAGCATCAGCTCTGTTAAGACCATGCATCTCCGATACCTTATAATAATCAAAGATCTCTACAGCATTATCACCTGCTAAGAGAACATACTTACCCATGTCATACTTTTTCATAAAGCAAATATATATACAATACTATAATAAACAAAAAACCCCAGACTATTAATCCAGGGCTCCTTGCAAAAAAAGAATGTAATCAAAATACAAAGCAGAGCTAAGGTAATATATTTTTTTAAATAAAAAATTTTTTTACTAATTTTTTTTGAGATAAATAAGAGGATGAGGTGGGTCCTCCCACAGCAGACCCCACCCCTGCCAGCCGTAGGTGGTACCCCCCATGAAGCTGGAGAGGCATGACTCATATATATGTGTAGAAATAACATTTTATTGTACAGAGAAAAATCAATCCACTCATAAGTAATAATAATAAATAAATTAATAATTATGGAAAAGGAACTAACTGTAACACAAATATGTGATGCATTCAAAATAGAAATGCTTGCTAAGTTAGAAAAACAAAAACAAGAGTTTATTAAAGCATACATCAAAACATATGGAGAGTATCCAAAGTGTTATGCTGATGAGCAAGGGAAGTAATTCCCTTTTCTTTTTCCACTCTTAATCTATTATAATATTAAAACTTAAGCATATGAAAAGAGTAGATCTATTTACTATCCATGCTGCAGATCATGAAGAAATCATGAAGATGCAGACTAAGTTAAACCAATGGCTCACTGCTGGTACACTCATCAAGTATGAGATACATACTGCAGGAGAATACATTGTGTTTAATGTATGTAGGAAGAAAGAGCAAGGATAGTAATCCTTGTTCTGTTTTTCCACTCATAATATATTAAAAACAATTAAAATAAAGTATATGAAAAAAGCCTTTGGATTATTTAATATGGTAGCATGCTATGCATGTACTATCATATGTGTAGTGTCAGTAACATATTATGTTGCTGTAACACAAGAGTATGCTAATGCATACATACTAAGTTTGGCTGGTTTTGGCATGTTCATGATTGCCAGAACATTGCATGATGAATATAAACATGGGAAACTATGATAAGTTATATCATTATTGATGGTGTGCTCACTATCAGAGAATGGGTAGTAAACCCTAATGCATAAGATTAAAGTGTCACTTCAACAGTGGCACTTTATTTCTTTGATATAGAGATAGTTAACCAGAGTGTTTCTCCACTCATAATAGATGTAAATAATAATTAAATTTTAATACTATGCAATCAGGACTTATTGAACTCAACAAAGAGAACACCACTGTTGAATTTATTTCAGCAAGAAACAATGTTATTGTTACTATTAAAGATTGTCCAGGAATTGGAACAATCTATACTGTAGCAATAAACAAAAAGTATTTCAATCTAATCCATAAAGTAGGTCTTGTAGAAGGCAGAGTCCGTCTAGCAGATGATGGCTTATGGGTATTTGAAGGCTTTAGCTTTAGATGATGTAGAGGGGAGAAATCCCCTTTATTATTTTCCACTTTAAATCTAAAGTAAATTAATATACTATGAATACATTAGCATTAATCCTCACATTATGGGGAACACCTGTTGTCACTAATCAAGCTGACAAAACTGTAGTAGAGTTTGAAGACAAGATGATTGTAGTCTTGGACTCTACTAGTAAGATCACTGAGATATATACACTCGGTGATGAAGATTGGACAAGACTGAGAGCTGAATAAGCTCTTAGTTTTCTCCACTCTTAATTGTAAATAATTAAATCTAAACATATGGACAAAGAAACATTAATCAAGGTTGTTGCTTTTCTTACAGAAGTAATAGAGCATCCTAAGACAAATGAAAAGACAGCTTATAACACATTGGTCTTAATCAAGCAAGTTTTAGAAAAAGAAGCAGGGGAGTAATCCCTTGTTTTTTTAAATGTTAACCATAGTGTTCTTATGCCTGCGGCAGGCTTTTTTCCACTCATAATAGAAAGGGATTATATTATTAACTTTTTAAATTTAGCATTATGCCAAAATTAGATTTTAAATTGGAGCAGTATGAAGGTAAAACCTTTGCTGTTGCAACAATGTCAGGAGAATTATTATCTCTTGGCACAAAAGAATTAAGCAATAGTAAAGGTACAGGATACCTGTTAACTACTGTAAAATTTATTAATAGTAAAGAGGAGAAACAAACCGTTACTGCTATGCTGTATTCCAAGAATGCAGAGTATGGAGTGGAAAAGGGAGTTTCTTATCTTACTAAAGTTATTATTTCTGAAGAGAATCCTCACAATCCTCTCTATGTAATGTCACACTTACCTAAGGGTTCTGTTGCATCATTAGAAGATCTTGGCTTCAGCTTAGATATGTTTGCTACACTTAAAGCAAATGCCAATGCTGTTGTTGATTTTGAGAAAGTTCCTACCAAGAAGTAAGAACATAGCACCTTGTAGCAATACAGGGTGCTTTTTTTTCTTTAGTTAATACAGCTCTAGAAAGTTCTATGTGTTAATTAATATGTTAACCATTGTGTATTTAATACTAAACCTTGGTGTTTTCTTTTATGCTTCGCAGGCTTTTCTCCACTCAAAAGAGAGGGGGAAGTATGTTAAAGTTATACGGTCATACCGTGGTAATAAAGGAATATTTGGTGTGTTTACACTGATATGCACACATGATGCATACTACCCCCGGAATACTTCTGACCCTGAGTATATAAATGGTACAGAAACTGTGTATAAAAATGAGAGAAAGAGTGATTTAGAGTGTTAATCTCTCCACGGTCATACAGTGATGATCAGGAATACTAAACAGGTGTAAACCCTTTAATATAAGGGTATATAGCTAAACAACAGCTTGAGAGACAGACTTAGACTATACCATATAATACTATAGTAAGTACATATACACTATCTATTAGGGCTACTAGAGCAACACAGTAAAAGCTTCCGGATCTTTATAAACCGGTCAGATTATGTAACCAAGTAAAACAAAAAATATGATTATTACAGCAGAACACTTAGAACAATTACCTAATCATCCTAAAGTAGAAGAGATGATTAGATTACACTATCCACACTTGTATTCAGAGTACAAGCTTAGACAACTTAAGAATGCACATAGACCAGAAAATAAAAAAGTCTATGATAAACCACATGATACTGGTGAGTATGGTACTAGAAGAAGATCTAGACCTTGGGATAACTGTTGGTTTAGTAATAAGCCACATATTATATCTCTTACTATAGAAGAAGCAATTAGTAAGTATCCGGATTATATGAAATGGTGCTACAAAAACTTAAGTATCAAATGGTCTGTACATACTGTAAGACTGTTTGAACAAATGATAATAAAAATTAATTAGTAACTTATAAAAACAAATAATATGATTAACAACATGATTGAAAACAGAGAGTATGTAGACACATACACACACTTTAGCTCTAAGATAGATGCTGAATTACTAGTAGCAGCTCAAAAATACTTTGGTATACCATTGACTGATTCTCAAAAATTAAGCTTATTCTCTATGGAGTTAAGTGATAAGCAATGGTTGCTTAATGAATATAGTCAAGAAATTGAATATACTCCAGCGGATTTTGACAATATCTACTAATGACCTTTCCTGAGCATGAATTAAAACTGCTCTTTATATACTCTCATCCAAGCAGGTAATGTGAGGCTACCAGAAATGGTGTCCTGCTATAAATGTGTCACATACTTCAAGGGTTGCAACCTTGTGAGAGTACAAATAACTTAAATATAAACTTAAAAAATAAACTTAAAATGAAAATTCATTTAAATTCAAGACAAGGTCTCTATGAAGTAGAGAAATATGGTAGAAATAGTATTACTTTATCTACTAAACATGATATGTTTTCAGTACCAGTTGATGATTTTAAATCATTTGCCGGTGGTAATTGGAACTTTAATGTATCCAAAGAAGAAATGGATACTTTTCTATCAATAGTTCAACCTGAAACTTACAAGAAACAGTTTGAATTAGAGAATGAAATTATATCTCTTGCTAAAAGAATAGATATGATTGATGTATTCAATACATCTGTAACTACACCTGTAGTTGAAGAAGTAATTGAAGATGTAGATGATGATATCTATGAGCCTGCAGAACCTACCAAAGATGAATATGAAAAATGGTGGAGACAAGAATCTGATAAGAATTATGAATTGAACAATAAGATGAGATCTATTGCTCATCAAGTATATTCTCAGAATCTTGATTTTAGTAATTTTCAGAATCACAAGGGTATCAAATTCATTATACAAACAGATGTTTATGAATCAAAATTTAGATTCTGCTGGGATCCATATGGATTTGTATCCAATGGTCACAGTGATATCAGTAGCATCTTTAGAGCAGATGATTGGTATACTATCAATGGTGGTTGGATTAAAATCATTGATAATAATGTGATTTTATATGCTAAATCAGGTGATTATGGTGTATATGATGATACTGTAGCTGTTCATTGTGCAAAGAAAGTATTTCCTACTAAAGAAATACATTCATTTGCCGGCAGACAATGGAATGATGGATTAGAAGAAAAATTCTTTCCATTACCATTTTAATTCTATGTCCTGAGTATGACAATAAACTACTCACTTAACTTAAAAATAAACTTAATAAATAAACTTATGGGAAGTGTTATAGATTACATAGAATGTCCAAATTGTAAGCAAGAAGCTTTTATGGACTTTTATTACAAAACAGGAGAAGAATATGTTAGTTGCAATAATTGTGGCTATCATAAGTCAATCACTATTCTTAATAGAGATAAGAAATTATCTGAATTAACACAAGATGATTGGAAAATAGATGAACTTAAGAATCCGTATGGTGCATACAGATTAAAAGTATATCATAGCATTGCTACTCAATGTGGATCATTAGAAAATGAAGAGCAGTATAATAACTTTAAAACAGCTAATGAAGTTGATGTAGAGATAGAATTTTGTTCTGTATCAAGATTAATTGATGGTGAAATTGTTACTGAAGTTATTATTGATAATGGACCTTATACAGATTCAGCAGGATATACAGCAGAAGACAGACAAAATGAAAATGACTTGAATGCATTAGAAAATTCAGGTACAGAGTATTAAAAAAACATAGCAGGTGAAAGTCCTGCATTTTAATCAATTTAAAAATAAATTTAAAACAGAACTTATGAGAAACTTAACAAACAAAGGCTTGTCAATGTCACAAGCACAATCTATTTCTAACCTATGCAACCAAAATGCATTAGAAATTGAAAGGGAATTAAATTCCTACAACAACTGTAGTAAGTCCATTACAATTGCAGGTCAAGTATATGACCTACAAGAAGGTATGCCTATACCAGGTGATATACTAGAGAAGTTGAAGAACAAAGGTGATCTTCATGCTACTCAAGCTTTCCTTATGGAAGCATTGAAAGGTAAGGAAACTGAATTAGAAAGACTCCGGAATAAATTACCAGAGTTATCTCATTTGGTTGCACCTGAAAGAATGTATGCTCCTGACTATGAAATTCAATATAATGTTGAAGAATCATGGGGTTGGAAACAGTTGTCTGATTCTGAGTATTCTGAGTATCTTCAAGCAGAAGCTATGGCTTCTCATCTTGGTCAGTTTATCCATAAAAGTGGTAAACTAACTCAGTTGAGAAAAGAACTACCAAATACTCCTAGTATTGAGTGGTTTGAAGTTGAAGATGGTAAGAAAACTCCAGTAAAGGTGACTAAGCATCATTTATCTCCTGTTTTAATGGGTATTCATGAAGACATTGCTGATCAACATAGAGTGTATGAGCAAAGAGTTAATTACTTTAAAGCTAAAGTAAAAAACTTAGTCTCTGATGAGAATGCCCGTATTCAGAAGTTGAATGCTGATAATGCAGCTAAATTCTTGATAATTGAGAAATCACTTAATCAAGATCATCAGTTAGCAATGGATGCATACAATGGTGAGATACTGAGACTTACTATGGAATTTAATAGTCAACGTGAGTTGGATATTAAATCTGCTGCAGCATTAAGAATTAATGTTGACCCTAGATTTCAAGCTGTAATAGACATGTTTATTACACCTGAGAAATAGTGTACTGATTAGGTGAGTAAGAGATAAGCACAAGCTGATTCTCTTACTCTTTATACCTAGTGACAGAAATTAACAACAACTAAAATTCAATGGTTAACACCATTATACAATTAATACTTAATAGTATAAAACCGCTTCTCTTCAAACTTATAAAACTGAGATAGAACTCATCATCAGACAGGTTATACATAAAAACAAAATATGCAATTGGCTGATAACAATGAGACTTAGTATTTGTATTTGTCTTTGCAGAAGAGAAGGTCTTTGACTTAGTATTTGTATTTGATTTTAGCTATATATTTCTGTCACTAAGTGACTATAAACTCAATAATATTAAAAATATGAAAGTAAAGAAATTAAGAAAG